GTACGCCACGGAAAACTAATACCCATCTGTGGCTTGGTCATAGCGTTCTCAATGATGTCATGTACATCTACCACCTCACCTTGTCTTTCAACACTAGCGTTCCATACACAGGCATCATACAACTCTTGAGCCTTGCCTTTCATGACCATCTCGTTTGCATCTTTAAGGTCTAGCTTGGCTGTCTTATATAAAGGAAATACTTTTAAGCAATCCTTCACTGCTTTCTTACCATGAGTATCGTTATCAAATACTAGCACTACCTCTTTGTACTTAGCTAAGAGCTTTTTGTTATTAAGTAGGTCTTTAACTGCTGTACCTACACCTCTTGTTAAGCTAACAACACTAGGTTTAAAACTCTTGTACTTTTCCCCATTAAATTTTTCTATGGTTTGATGAAGTGCCATTGCATCTAATCTACCCTCAGTGATAAACAATTTTGTATCACCATTACAAGTCCAACTGCCCCACAAATCAAGCTCTCCTTTCCTATCTCCAACAGAACTGAACTGCTTGCTTGCTGTTTCTTTACACTCAAAACCTTTTAACTTACCACCCAAAGTATCGCCACAATAAATATGAGTAATAGTCTTACCATCAGTTTCTGATAGACTACTTCTAACACCATACTTCTTTGCTGTTCCTTCTGAAATTCCCCTGTCAGGTATAGCTAATATCGGTAGCTGTTTAATCTCCTCTATCGTTTTCATTTTACTAGCCTTATATTGTTTGTTGATTGGTACAACTTCTGCTGTACTTGATTTGTGAAATACCCCACAAGAAAAACAAGTTCCATTTATTGTGCCATCTGACTGCTCGTAGCGAGCGTGTGCATCTGATGAGCCACACAATTCACAGCTAGTGTGATATAAAAATGTTCCTTTATCTTTATTCTCTGACATCTTCTTCTCCATTATTATGTGGCACAAAACCTATCATAGTATGGGGCATGGTCTTATGATTATTCATGTACTCAGTAGCTTGGTCAAGGTTTAAACCTTTACTTAGATACTTAACTTTATCTTCCTTTGAATACAATAAAATGTCGTATAACTTCCTATCACTATCCATGTAGTTTTTTCTCCTCCCTTTGTATAACAATGTGAGGTATGTACTTAGCCAATAACTCTGGTCTTGAGTGTACATCAAACTTCTTAAAGATACTATGTACAATCTGTTTGATATTATTTCTTTTCATTTTGAGTTGTTCTTCTATTGCTAGATTATCCCAACCCAACAACAGTTTAATAAATATCTTACGCTCTAACTCAGTTAAATCTTTCGAACTCATTTTATTTTCTCCATTATTTACTGTATTGTTTTTCATAATTATGCTACCCTAAAAAACATATGCTTCTTACACAACTCTATCAACCCAACCTCTATGATAGGGCTTGTATATCTTAGACAATCTTTCTTCTTCATCTTCTTCTACTGTTGTAGATATTTCTTTTGCTTTACTATGTCCTAAGTCATACAACATATCACCTTGTTCTACTCTCTCACTATCGTATGGTCTACCATAGATGTAGTCTAAACTTCCTTCCATGTATCTGTCGTAGTCTGATTTATTAGCATCAACATAGCCTTGTTGTAATTGTTTTCTTAACTCTCTATCTAAATAAGTTTCCTCTAAGTTTTCTATCCTCATTATCTATACTCCTGTATGTGTTCTCTTACCATGTCTAATATAGTATCTTCAAACAATGAACCGTCCTCTGGGTGCGAGTCGTTTAGGTGGCACTCAAGCATGTAGTCTGGGTGCTTCTTATTTATAATGCACAGTGCTTCACCTCTCCAATCCTCATCATTAATGAATTGCTCAAAACATTCCTCAACTCTTTCATCTTCATACTCATCAAAAGATGTAGAGTAAATGTACCTATCATGCGTTGTTAAATTACTCATCTTCACTCTCCTCTACAACTTTGTAACATTTTGCATATCCGTATGTATCAACTTGTCTTATGCCGTCACTATTAATGAATGTCGGATAAACGACAAGACGACACTCGCCCGTTTCATCATCTCTATATAAATTCAAATCCCATACTTGTCCTTCTTCTGTAGTCACAGAAGTCCAATTATCATGTTGCCAGTCAAATTTAGTACATTCTTTCGTTGTATTACTCATGTTACTTCTCCCTATTGTTTGCTAACAGTTTAATAATCACCACGTCTATTAATCTTTGTGACCTATGGCATAGCTCTGGGTGCTTCCTGCAATCCTCATCTAGTAAAAGCAGAGGTGCTGCAACTTTCCACTCAGTTCTATTAGGGTCTACGTTCATAGCTCTTTAGCTTTCTCAATCGCTTGATACACACAATCTAAGCTATCAAGATTATGACCACCAACATTCCACTTGAACAGCTCGTCTACTGGTGGTACATAGCCCTCAGTTTTCCAAGCGTAAATGGTAGCCTTGATAGTCCTGCCATCTTCAGTCTTGAAAGCAATGCTCCAATCAATAGAAACTTTACCATCACCACCAACAGTGTATCTTGAACCATCACCAAAAGCCTTTTCAATAGTGCCTCTGGTGGTAGTTAGATACCCTTGCAAGCTAGTACCAGAAAAATCACTAATAGTTTTATAACTTATATAATCCATCTTCATTCTCCTTTAAAAATTTATTGAATTAATACACATAATACAGACAGCAACCACAGTTAGCAAGTAATAGAGCCAACCCACTGCTAACTCTGGTTCCTGTAACTTTAAATGCTTATAGTCTTTCATCATTCATCATCTCCAAATAAGTCATCAGACATTGAAAGGTACAAGCCTAAGTATAAGCAAAGCATTGTACCGCCTAAAGTGTATAGTAAGAACCCCATCATAGTCATACTTATATCTCCTCATATTTTATATTTGAGAATTCAATTTCTCTTAAATCTGCTAACTCATCTTCACTAATTGAATAGGGCGAGTGTTCTACTTGCCAACTTACAGCGTTCTCTACTTGTTCGTCAATCCAATCCTCTGCCTCATAACTACAATCAAATACTTTAACAGTCGGGTTAGTATCTAAGCTATCTACTGCGTAAGTTACTTTATAATTTTTCATAATTGTATTACTCCTTATTGTTTTAGTTATTAATTAGTGTACCCATCAAACCAATTTTCTCCGTGCGTATCCTCTCTTTGACAGTGCGCCATTGCTTCAGCTTCAGTCAAACCTTTTTTAATTGTTCTTCTTGTGACATCATCTGTGTTAGGGTTGCGTCTAAATCTTACTATTTTAAAATGTCTACATTCTTTTACTGTGTTCATAATATTACTCCCTTTATTGTTAAGCTCTTTTAAATGATAAAACTATTGCAGCCATGAAATCAAAGTAACCTTGCTGAACCTCATGTTTTAGCTTATCGCTAGGGTTTTCATCTATAGAACCCATTTTAACAGCCAGTTTTACTATATCATCATAATAATGGTCTATACTAAGAGGTAAGCCACTCAACCATATTGACATAGCTTTAAACTTACCAGACTTTTTTATCTCATAATCAAACTCGTCATAAAACTTGTTAAAAATATATTCTATTTTATCATTATCATTATTAAGATTTTTACCCTCTCCATCTTCAGTAATTGTAGATAAAATATAATTTCTGTAATTTTTTCTATACTCTGTGTGATGTAATTTCATAATATATTCCTTTTAAGTTAGTTTAAAATTAAAAATTTCTTTCCATGTATTTCTTCATTTCTTTCGGTGTTACTCTATCAATCAAAAGATTTTGTATATCGTAATCTTCTAATGCTACTTCTACATCAATTAATAATTCCCCGCATATCGCTTCAAATTCTACCTTGGTCATAATATATACCTTTTTGTTTAGTTGATTTATTAAGTTACTGGAGCCACTTTATAACTATGGTTATGTAATGTAAATACTTCCTACCATTTATTTAATCTATAGTCCACATTCACAAAACTTATAATGGTATTTTATTTCCTAGAATATAGAGGGTCGTTTTTGGGAACTATAGGCATACTCTTTTTTTACATTATCATTCTAATTAATGAACATAAGAGAAGTATTCATACAATCTATATCAAAGTTTTTCAATATAGAAAAGGTTACAGGAATATTAAAGGGTACGGGGGGTGCTACTGCTGGTCGCTGAGTATATAGTACCCACCTAGATACAAAAAAGTGGGATTTGGAAAGGTTCCCCCAAACTTTATTTGACATAAGGGGCAAAAAAGACTTGACTTTTTTAAAAAAATATGATACTCTCAAGACCTTCTTATGATATTAAGGAGAAGTAACAGCAGTCAGTTGTTTGAAAGTTTAGAAAGAAAGATAATATATAACACTTCTTTAATATGATATAAGGGCGACCTATTGCTTAATCTAATTACACCTCTTGTAGGACTAGCTTCTACTTTTGTCAAAGGAAAGGTAGAACAATCTAAGGCTAAACAAGAAGCCAAACTGGTTGAAGTGAAAGCTGATGCTGAGATTAAAAGAAAAGTAGCTAATGGTGAAATGGAGTGGAATAACACTATGGCTAAAGCATCAGCTTCTTCGTGGAAAGATGAGTGGTTGACTATATTAGTATCTATACCACTTATCCTAGCCTTTACAGGTAACGAAGATGTAGTGATGAGGGGTTTCACAGCCCTAGAAGCTATGCCTGATTTCTATAAGACAGCAGTTGGTATTGTGTTTGCTGCTTCATTCGGTGTTCAATCCTTAACTAAGATGATGAAGAAGTAGTACATAATGCCAAGAACTAAAAATCTATTAGAGATGCCAAACAAAGGTAGACCTAAAAAATCTTTGATTGAATCTAAAAAAAAGAGAGGTGCTGTTGGCAGACCTAAAGGTGATGCTGATGCTATTAAAGAATACAAGGCTAGATTACTCGCTTCTCCTAAATCAAGAAAGGTCTTAGATAGTATTCTCAATGCTGCTTTAGATGATGACCATAAGAACCAAGCAGCAGCATGGAAGTTATTAGTAGATAGGTTAATGCCCTTATCGTACTTTGATAAAGATAAAGTAAGTGGTGGTAGGTCAGCAGTAAACATAACAATCACTGGTGTAGGTGGAGAAATAACCCCAATAGGAGGAGAGGTCATAGAGAATGAATAACGATTATAACATTTTTTGGGGTATTATTTTTATATACTTCTTAGGATTGTTTCTTTGTGTAATGATACCTAGTGAAGCTAATGCAGCAACAGAAGTAAACACCACTACTAACTCTGACTCAGAGGTTAAGTCTAGGGGTAGAACAGTAGTTATATCGCCCCCTCCCTCTGCTATTAGCCCTTCTATGGGTGGTTCTTCTTCTGATTTATGTACAGCAGGTGTATCAGGTGCAGTACAAACCCAGATATTAGGTATATCCTCTGGTGAAACAGTACGAGATGAAAACTGTAAACGATTAAAAATATCCA